CTTCTATTTTTTTTTCTGATTTTTTAAGTTTAGCTTTTAAATAACTAGCTGCGTTTTTATATACTTTTGTACCTAATATATATTTAGACATTATTTCTTGTTCATTTTCTCTCTTGCAACTTCTAAACGTTCATCAGATTGTTCATCTTGTTGTGCAAGTCTATCATAATCAAACTCTAACCTCTGTGCTGATCTTTGATTTTCTTGATCAGCTCTAAATTTAGTTTCTTCAGCTTTTCTTTGAAGATCCATAGCTCTTAAATCAATTTCTTGTTGTTTAATTTTAATTAATGGGTCTTCTTTATTCTGGTTTGCACTTTCAGTTTTTACTAACTCTTGAGTTATCTGTGCTGCAACTTTTGCAACCTCAGCTTCGAACATAATTTCAAACTGTTGAGGGTCTTCTTGCGCCATCTGTGTCATTTGTGGATCTTGCATAATCATTTCTTTAACTTGTGCTTTAGCTTTAAACGAAATGTGATCTGAAATATGTGATTGTAACAATGCATATACTTGTGGATTAATCTGAACCATTCTTGATCCCATAAAAGCCATGTGTGCAGCAATGTGTGAATCGTGATCTTGAAACTCGAACACTGTAAGTAGTTTCATTTGCAAAGAACGTGCATTTTCTTTAGCTGGATCCAAAGGTTCTGGTTGTTTTGCAGGTGGCTTTAGAATTTGCTCTATAGTTTTAGTTCCTAGTGCTTCATAAACACGTCTATAAGCTTCGTGTAGGTTGTGCATCTGTGGGTTTGACTGTGCAATTTGTAATTGTGCCTGTGCAAGAGTTACTCTTTGAGCCATAGACATAATATTTGGATCTGCGACAGGTAAAATATCAACTCTTCTATCAAAATCTGATTGCTTAATATTTCTTGGACCACCATAAACATCATAAGGGTATTCTGGAGGTAAAGACTCACCACAAATTCTTGCTAAAATTTTAAATTCTAATCTCATTGCGTAGTAACAACGTTTGTGAACACCACTCATTACCCGTGATCCTCTTTCCATTAAAGCCATTGTAGTTCCAACTGCTCTGTTTTGAGTATCATTACCAACACTAGAGTCTGTGATAGCTGCAAATTTTTGTCCTGCTTGAACAACAAAACCCATAAGGTTATATAACGTTGGTGAAGGCTCTGTAAAAGGTAAATTAAAAAACTGATCTCTAATATTTCCTCCAGGTGCATCTACATCTCTAAACTCTCCTGGTTGAATAGGTTGATCGTCATCTCTAACTCTAATACCTCTAGACTTAAATCCTGCTGGTAAATTTTTTAAAGTACCTGCATCAATTAATTGTCTTAAAGATTGTGTTGCAGCTTGTGACAAACCACCAATCATATGTGTTAAACCAAAACCATAAAAACCTAAGCCAGGTAAAAATTTATAGTGAACAAAATATTCTGTTCTAGAATAAGTAGCATCATCAGGTTTATAGTTTCTGTAAATAGATAAGATCTCTCCACTACCTTCATCAACAGTTACAATGTAAGGAATTTTAATTTTTTTAGCCTTGTCGTCAAAGTCTTCAAACTCATCTAAATTTAAATCAACATGCATTTCAAGAATAGTATTTAAATAATCTGAACCCGTACCTTTAACGCCTTCAAGTTCATTTAGTTTTTTCTGAATTGAATCTGGTTCTGTACTGCTGTCAATTAAATCAATGTCTCTGTAAAAACCTGCAGCCATTTTTTTAGTAACTTCGTTTGAAGTCATTTTAATAACATGAGTAATTCTTTCACAATCTTTTAAATCAGATGCATAGTAGGGAACTACTAAATCTTCTGCTGGGATAAATTTAGATACAGGCCTGTCTTGCAGGGCATCAAAATAAATTTTTTTAAATGTAGATCCAGATAAAGGTAGATAAAATAACATCTGATCCATGTCAGTTGTGTAGTCTTCCATCTCCTCCATCAGAAGGTAATTCATATAATCTTTAACTCTCTCAGCTTGTTGTTCGGTGGCCGGTGTTTGTAGTCCTATGACCTGTGTTCGGACAGGACCATCAGAGGGTACTAATTCTTTATAAGCTTGTGCTTGGAATTGTGTAACGGATTCAGCTAACAATGGATGCGTGACACCGGAAGCTCCCTTAAAGGGTTTTGTTACTTCTTGGTATTTAGTTCCTAATAAATCTAAACCTTTAATGTAAGCGTCTTCCCATTCTTTTCTTGAAGCTCTATCTTTTTTATATTCTTCAATTAAATCAGAACCCATTTCTTTAAGGGTTGTTTCATCCATGTCTTCTGCAAGGTTTGCATTAAAATCGTCTTGAGGTCTTTCTTCAACAGCCTCTTCTTCACCTTCAATTTCTACGTCTAAAGGTAAACCATCTGGTTGTTCAGTTACTTCTTCTGCTAATTCCTCTGTTACTTTTTCTACTGCCATGATTAATTGTACCTTATTGGTTTAAACATATCCACCACAAGTCCNCCTTTGGACTTATAAGTTTTTTGTGTATTTCTCATTANTGGAACCACTTTAATCGCATATGCATCAAAATACAAGCGTGGATCTCCTTCAGGAATATTTTTAGTTCCCTTCTCAGGATTCATACCAGAACTACTGTGATAATCACTTCTAATTTGTTTTCCTTTTAATGGATGGTCTGATGGATATTTAAAGCTATCCGAACCAATTTTTTTATAGGGTAAAGTTGGATCCGATAAAGATATCTTAGTAGGTCCTGCTGTTGATCCATAGAATCTTGCATTCTTACCCATGACATCTGGAAGTACAGCTTTTCCTTTTTTACCAATACCTTTACCATTTGCGTAACCATAAAATCTTTCATTACCTGCCTTGTACCCTTGTCTAAAACTTACTTTGTCGAAAGGGGCAACGGCTATGTAATCAACATTCTCCCGCGCAGCTTTTTGCATTAAATATTTAACAGCGTGGTCTCCGTAAGAATCCGCCTCAACCATAGGAAAGTAATCTTTAGTGCTACTACCTCCATAAGCATCTCTTTGAGAAGTTAATCTTTTTAATTTTGTATTGATATCTTTCATAGATGCACTAATTGAATTTACTCTTCCAAACTCATTTTTAGCAAGTGCCTCATCTAAATCCTTAAGCATCTTACCTCGTTGGCCTACAAGTAAATTTAGTTCTATATCTGCATTGAATGGGTTTAATCTCGCCTCGCCCCCTAATTGTTGAGCTTTAGTTAAAGACTTAGCAACACTCTGGTTTACATCCGATTGTATTTCATTAATCATAAATACTTTTTTACCTTCAGGTGTGAACCTTGTATCGTATCTTATATGATAAATATTATTAGTATCTCCAATCTCACTAGTAAAGTGTCCACCTTTATTTCTAACGGATGAATTAGTTACGATATCTTCTGGTAGTGTAAATACAGTTTCTCTGTAATCCTTACCACCTTGTAATGTGTAGTTAGACTCGTCACCATATTTTGTCATAGTTTTTGCTAAAGGAGCTGCTTTAGTGTTTAAGTCTCCTATAGTTTTATTTAAAACAATTCTTTCGTTTGGAGGGATAGCATCACTTAATCTTTTCATAGCACTGTTAACATCATTAATAGCACTCTTACTTCCTCCTCTCCCTGCTGCATTTAAATAATATTGCAAGTCATCTAAAGATTCTTTGATCTCTCCCGTACCTGCTCCTTTGTATTTATCTTGTAGCTCTCGCACAGTAGAGCTTGCAGTTTTGTAAGACTTGTCGAAAGCTTCTTTGACTCCTGGTGAAGTACCAAACTCTATTGGTTTTAATCTATTGATAGGATTTAATTTAATCATTGATCCTATTTCATTAGCATCAAGTTTTAGACCAAACTTCTTTGCTGCATATAACAGGCCACCTGTAAGATCTCCTGCTTCATTGAATACTGCTAAATTAGAATCAAATAATTCTTCTTTGGATACACTAACTTCTTTACCGGCAAAAGGTCCTGAATCGTATTTAAATCTTTTCTGCTCTCTAACAGTTTTTTGCGCAGGCTTACCAAATATATTAAAGTTTACTTTTCTAGTAGATGTTAAATGATCTAGCCACTCATCTGCAGTGTATTTAGATCTACCCATTCTCATAGCCCAATCATATGTTGATGAACCAAAAGCAGGTGCCATGTCATCACCCATCTGTAGGGGTTTTGTTTTTTTAAGAACAACTGGTGGGTTTTTTAATTCTTGNGTAACTAATTCTTTTCCTGTTTGTTGTGATGGTTTAGGTGTATCAATGGGACTAGGGGGATTGTTATCTCCTATTCTTCTTGGCTGTTGTCCGGTGGCCGGTGTTGCTCTAGGCCTATCCGCCTTAAGTAATTCTTTACCGGCTTTAAGTAATGCCTTTAGGGACATCGTCCCTCCTATGTAATTTTAGTAGGTTTGTTTCTACCTAGTTTGCATGAAGCTGTAACAGATGTTCCGTGTTTGTAACCCATAGGTTTTGTCATTCCGCCTGATTTAAGTTTTATGGCATCACTTCTCATGTGATAAGGTTTATAGAAATCATCAACTGCTCGATCACCACGTTTACCTGTTAGACCAATGCTTTTGTAATAAGCTGCATCTTTGTTTGCTTTATATTTTCCTGCTTCAACATCTTTTCTGAAACCTCTTTTGTTTCTATATCCCGAACCCTCAGTAGCTCTATCTGCCCTCATTCCTCCACCTTTTATACTTTCGTTTGTGCCAGCTACAGA